CTGAATTCGAGTGCGACGCGCAGCCGCATTGTATTGCCTATGTTTGTGCCTCGTGCGGTGATGTATGGGCGCGCGTGGTCGTGAATGTGATAAATCCCTATTGGGTATTTGAAAACGTACCATGTGCGCGTCATGTGCCAAGATCCGCATGTGAATCATGGCGAACACCCCCAGGTTCCCTTTTCCACTGGAACTTCTATAGTAAGCGTTGTCTGAGCAAAAGTTACTGGGCGGTCGCGCTCGAACACCTTCCAGTGCAAGTTTTAACCCGAGAGTTCGAGCTTCATTTGAAACGATTAGAAGGTGCTGAAAATGGCAACACGTAAAGTTAAAAAGAACCCAGGTATTGTTGCTGGGATAGCCTTGAATGCAAATAAGGTTGAGTCTGTGAAAGGTACTCGTAAGACTCCATCAAAAGAGTCTGATGAAAAGCGTGAAAAGTTTCACGAATTAGGTGTCACAACAAAAACTTTAGAACCCTTGTTTCTTGAAATTTTTAACAAGCTTTCCGAAGTACATTCCCTCTACCAAGAAGAAGTCGGAAAATGGGAAGATGAGACTATCGCTGGGAAGTTGGCCGAAGTCCATTCCAACGTAGCTTATGCACACGCGGCTGCTAAGGATAACTTCCCCAGCTACGGAAAGTTCACGGAACAAGAAATGGCAATTGCTAAAGCCATCCTCGGACTTATGGATGTAGCTTCTTATGAAGGTCTACAAGTTGGTGAGGCTATGATGGAGATCATTAACTGGAATCTTTATCAGACAAAACTCAACGCGTAGTTTTTACTTAATCCTTGTGCAAGGATGCACTCTCTTTTAAGAGGCTTCAAAATGACAACGACACCCTTAACAGCACTACCAGAAGTGAAAGTGGAAGCACCTGTTCAGTCCAACCTCCCCGGCTTCAACGTTCTCCTAATGGGGCCAGCGGGCACGGGCAAAACCCACTCAATCGGAACCCTGGTCGATTCCGGCATGGAAGTTTTTTTCCTCGCCCTCGAATCTGGTATGGAATCCCTCCTAGGCTACTACCGCGACACAGGCAAGCCAATTCCAGTTAACCTTCACTGGCACAAGCTCGACGCACCAAAAGCATCTTTCATGGAACTCATCGACTCGGCACAAAAGATCAACAGCCTGTCCTTGGAATCCATTGCCAAGATGCAAGATCCAAATCGTGGCAAGCATAATCAGTTCGTCACTCTTCTCACTGCCCTCAACAATTTCCCCGACGACCGCACAGGAGAGAAATTTGGTGCTGTTAACACCTGGGGACCTGATCGTTGCTTGGTAATTGATGGATTGACTGGAATTGGTCTTGCCGCCATGTCTCTGGTGATCGGGGGAAAGCCTGTAAAAAGTCAATCAGACTGGGGTATAGCCCAAGATCAGGTGGAAAAACTTTTGCGTATGCTGTGCGATGGGTGCTCATGTCACTTCGTGCTGCTCTCACACGTGGAACGGGAGACGGATGCCGTCTTGGGTGGTACCAAGCTGATGACATCTACACTTGGCAGGGCTTTAGCTCCAAAGATACCCTCGATGTTCTCGGACGTGATTCTAGCCACTCGGCAGGGTACGAAGTGGTGCTGGGATACTGCATCTGTGATGGCAGATGTGAAAACGCGGAACTTACCAATTTCGGGCGATATAAATCCAGATTTCGCTTTGATAGTTAAAAAGTGGAAAGCTCGGAGTTCAGGAGGTTGACAGCCACCTCTCTACGTAATATCGTAACAATCCGCATAATGACTCGCCACTGGTTATAAAGCGGAGCAACAATTACAGTGGCATTGATCTTTGCGATTCATTAATCATTAATCATTCATCTAAGTTTGGAGTTAAGTTATGTTTAATCCTGAAGAATTTTTGGACATGCAGATTACCGAAGAAAACAGCACCAAGGCAATTCCTGTGCCTGCTGGTGAGTTTGTTGCGGTAGTGGAAAAGGTTGACATGAAGTCTTGGGCTAAGAAGGATGACCCTTCTGTTGGTGGCTTGAAGTTGGAAGTAACCTGGAACATTGATGACCAATCAGTCAAGGACACTCTTGAACGTGATAAGGTTTCTTGCAAGCAACAAATCATGCTCGACCTTACCGATTCTGGCGGTCTCGACATGGGCAAAGGAAAGAACGTTGGCCTGGGTCGTCTGCGCGAAGCAGTTGGCTTGAATGTCAAAGGTCAGCCTTTCTCCTTCACTATGTTAACTGGTCGTTTGGCTAAGGTTAAAGTAGAGCACCGCGTTGATGGTGAGAATATCTACTCTGAAATCAAAGCTGTTTCCAAGTACGCGTAAGTCAAACCCCGCACCATTCTGCAGATAATGTCAGACGGCCTCCTGATGTTTGATGGTTTGGTGCGGGGTTTTCTTATTAACAACTAATTTTTAAGGAATTCAAATGAACACATTACAACTTAATGTCAGAGATTTATCTGTTGAACCCAAAGATGCTCGAGAAGTTACTATTAACTTCGACGTTGATTTTGGTGAAGCGGTCTCTGCCTTAGTCGAGTCTGAAAGTGTTGAAGAACTTATCGCAGTAATTGATGATACTACTGCTGTACTAAATTGTTTCGATAAATCTGAAGTTCTTGAGCACTTCGGAATTACTGAAGCAGAGTAACCAACAGAACACGGATGTTCCTATTCCCAAGAGACCTCTCAATGAAAACCATACCCTTAACATCTATCAAAATCCTGGCCAATCGTCAGCGTCAAGAATTTAATCCCGAAGCTCTTCAAGAGCTTAAAAATTCAATCGAAGACACACAGCTTTTACATCCGATTGTCCTGCGCCAAGTTGGCGACGATATGGTGCTGGTGTCCGGGGAACGTCGCCTGCGCGCGATTACAGAAATTTTTGCCCTTGGCGGTAGTTTCGTGCATGATGGGAAAACCTTCTCCGCAGACAAAACCACAATCCCTTACACAGACATGGGCGATCTTTCCGAACTCGAAGCTGAAGAAGCAGAACTTGATGAAAACTTGAAACGGAAAGATTTGACATGGCAGGAACATGCGGCGGCGGTATCGAGACTTCATAAATTGCGTCAATCACAAGCTTTAATACCAATTGCAGAACATGCTGGGCAGTCTTTGGAAGATACTATTAAAGCTAACGTTCCATCCCCGCACACAATCGCTGACACTGCCAAGGAAATCCATGGCCGTTCTGATGGTTCCTATCAAGACTCCATCCGCAAGGAAATCATCGTTGCCCAACATCTTAACAATCCCCTAATCTCCAAGGCTAAGACTACTGATGAAGCCTTCAAATTGTTGAAACGCGAAGAAGAGCAGAAGAAGAACATCGCTCTCGCGGCAACTGTCGGTGCCAGCTTCACCGCCGAGAAGCACAAGCTATTCAACATCAATTGTCTCGAATGGATGGCTGATTCTGCCAATCACAACCAATTCGATGTGATCCTAACCGATCCGCCTTACGGCATGGGGGCAGATCTTTTCGGTGATGGTGGCGGCAAGATGGATGGGATCGAACACCATTACAGTGATTCTTATGAAAACTGGCTTGCTCTTATGAGTACTTGGACCCGGCTTAGCTTCCTGGTAACCAAGCCACAGGCTCATGCCTATGTCTTTTGTGATATTGATCGCTTCCATGAACTCCGTCTAATGATGCAGCTTGCTGGTTGGTACGTTTTCCGCACACCTTTCATAGTTCACAAGATCAATTCTGGTCGTGTACCATTACCTGACCGTGGGCCTCGTCGTCAATACGAGATTCTTCTCTATGCGATCAAAGGCTCAAAACCAGTAACCCACATCTACCCGGATGTTATCTCTTGCTCAGCCGACGAAAACATGTCCCATGGTGCACAGAAACCTGTAGCTCTTTTCGAAAATCTCCTCCTGCGTAGTGTTCATGCCGGGGACAAGGTGCTTGATTGCTTCGCCGGTACCGGGCCGATATTTCCTGCCTGTCATAAATTCTTGTGCGAGGCGACAGGCTTAGAAATGTCACCAGAGTACTTTGCCTTGGCAATGAAACGGTTGAAAGAACTTGCTCAGGCTGATGAAATTCTAACGATTACTGACTAATGCGCCCACACCGCCCCGGCGAATACACCTGCACTTGCCGCGCCTACAAGTTCCCACATCGTTTCGGCGGTGGTCGGTGTACAGGTGTGTTTTTAACCGATAACTGGCCGCAGAAGCAATGCTACAATTGCCCATGTCACCAAGACGGTGCTGGGTGTGAGGTTGCAAAAGGTGCTGAGTCGATTAAAGAATGTCGGATTTATCAAGAATTTATCGAATATTGGGAGATTAAAGTATAATGCAAATTCGTCCTACAGGCCCATGCCCCGCTCGCATCATGATCGTCGGCGAAGCTCCAGGGGAGCAAGAAGTCCAGAAAGGTGAACCATTTGTTGGTTCCTCTGGCATGGAACTTAACAATATGCTCAAAGAAGCCGGGATTATGCGGTCAGAGTGTTTCATCACGAATGTTATTCGTATTCGACCACCTGCGAACAATCTCGACAATTTTATAGCAAAGAATAAAAAGGCCATCACCGGCCAGCATCTTCTCATTCGGGATAAGTTCGTCCTACCTTGCGTCCGCGACGGTTTGGAGATGCTCAAGCGTGAAATCGAGATGTGCCGCCCCAATATTATCATCGCCCTGGGTAATGTGAGCCTATGGGCATTGACTGGTGAATGGGGTATTACATCCTGGCGTGGGTCAGTCATGCAATGCGACCTACCCCTATCCCTGGACTACCAGCCAAAAGTCCTGCCAACCTACCACCCAGCCGCTATTCTCCGTCAGTGGAGTTGGAGGCAGATCGCTGTTCTCGACCTTCGCCGGGTTAAGTCACAAAGTATCTTTCCCGAGGTAATTCGCCCGGATTACAAATTTGTAATTCGCCCGGATTACGATACAGTAATGATTGTTCTTAATCAACTCTATCAGCAAGTACTTGAACGTCCGGGGAAGATTTCTGTCGATATCGAAACTCGTGCCGGGCACATGGCTTGTATCGGTTTGGCATGGTCGGCCACAGAAGCTATTTGCATTCCTTTAATGTGTACAGAGCGTGCAACCGGTTATTGGGATTTGCAGCAGGAACTCGCTATCGTCCAGGCCCTTCAACAACTTCTCTGCCACGAAAACTGCCACGTCATCGGCCAGAACTTCCTCTACGACGCTCAGTACATCAATCGTTTCTGGCTCTTCATTCCCAACGTGAAACGAGACACAATGCTGTCCCAGCATACAATGTTTTCCAACATGCCCAAGGGTCTTGACTTCCTTTCTTCATTCTTCTGTGAGCACCACCTTTACTGGAAAGAAGACGGCAAGAACTGGGATCCTTCAATCGACGAGGAAGAGTTCTGGGAGTATAACTGCAAAGATGCCGTAATCACTTTCGAAGTTGACGACGCCCAGCAAGCAACAATCGACAAAATGGGGCTTCGTGCCGTTCACGACTTCCAGCAATCTCTCTTCCGCCCCGTACTAGATACCATGAACTTAGGTATTCGCGTCGACGTCAAAAAACGAATGGAATTCGCTATGACACTGCAAGATGAAATTGCAGCTCGCGAACAGTGGTTTATCGACGTCCTTGGTCACGAACTAAACCCACGCTCTGGTCCACAAATGAAAGGTTTATTCTATGAACAGCTCAAACTCAAACCCGTTTTCAACAGAAAGACTGGTAATATATCGTGCGATGATGAGTCCTTGCAGAAGCTCGCCGAACGAGAGCCACTTGTTAGGCCGTTGGTTAACAAAATTTCAGAATACCGAAGCCTCGGAGTCTTCTTTTCAACCTTCGTTCAAGCACCGTTGGATATTGACGGACGAATTCGCTGCTCCTTTAACATTGGAGGAACAGACACGTATAGATTTTCTAGTTCGAAGAATGCATTTGGCTCTGGACTCAACCTCCAAAACATCCCCAAAGGCGGGGAAGCCGCTTCCGGCCTCGATCTCCCAAATGTACGCAACCTTTTCATACCAGATCCGGGAAAGACGTTCTTCGACATTGATCTTTCGTCCGCTGACCTGAGAATCGTAGTCTGGGAAGCCGATGAACCCGAAATGAAAGCTTTACTCAAAGCTGGCCTCGACCCTTATACTGAAATCGCTAAGGAATTCTACCATGACCAATCAATCACCAAAAAAGACCCGCGCCGCCAAACATTCAAGTCCTTCGCCCACGGTACAAATTACCTTGGAACAGCTGAGGGACTTGCAGGGCGCTTGGGGATGCTCGTTAAAGATGCCGAAAGAACGCAAAAGTGGTACTTCGAACGATTCCCCAAAATTAAACTCTGGCAAGAGTCTTTGAAAGATCAAGTCTACAAGCGCCGTATGGTTCAAAACGTTTTTGGCTATCGTTGCTACTTCTTCGACCGTATTGAAGGAACTGTGTTCAACCAAGCCGCCGCGTGGATACCGCAATCCACTGTCGCTTGCCTTATCAATCGTGCCTATGTCAAGATTCATGAAACTCTCAAGGATGTCGAAATCCTACTCCAAGTCCACGACTCCCTGGCTGGTCAATACCCGACCCATCTCGGTGAATGGATGGAGAAGCAAATAGTAGCAGCCGCCGAAATTGAATTACCATATTCTGGCGACCCTTTAATCATTCCCATAGGCATCAAAACTTCAACCAAGTCCTGGGGCGATTGTGAGTAAGTATAATGAGACATTATCCCGATTGGCTCAGTGCCTTTATGGATTATGCAAGTTATAGTGAGGCTCCCAAGTACATGCACTTTTGGTGTGGGGTATCGGCTATAGCAGGAGCATTGCGAAGGAAAGTGTGGATTGATCAGGCATATTTTAAGTGGTACCCAAATTTTTATATTGTACTCGTTGCTCCGCCTGGGATAGTGAGTAAGTCAACAACTGCGGGAATGTCTATGGAGATTTTGCGAGAAGTTCCAGGGATCAACTTCGGTCCAGACGTGGTGACATGGCCAGCGCTTCTCCAGGCATTTGCTGAAAAGACAGAAGGTTTCGAGTATGATGGCTTGATGTCGGTTATGTCAGCATTGACCTTGGAATCTTCTGAATTTGGCAACTTAGTCGATCCTCAAGACAAGAAGATGGTTGACCTCTTAGTATCTCTATGGGATGGTAAGCCCGGAGTATTTGAAAAGAAAACCAAGAACAATGGAAACGACAGCGTGGAAAATCCTTGGATCAACCTAATCGCCTGCACTACCCCGGCATGGATCGCTGGCAATTTCCCAGAGTATATGATTGGGGGTGGGTTTACTTCGCGTTGTGTGTTTGTCTATGCCGATGAGAAGGCCAAACTCGTAGCCTACCCTGGTTTGGAAGTTCCGAAAGATCTTTCCAATGACAAAAAGAAACTAGTCGATGACCTAACCCACATCGCTACTAACTTATGCGGTGAATTCAAGCTCTCTCCGGATGCCATCAAGTGGGGGCGGGCTTGGTACGAACAGCATTACTCAACAGTTAACTCTGATTTATCTGATGACCGATTCGGGGGCTATCGCGCGCGGAAACAAACTCACATCCACAAGCTTGCTATGATACTCTCAGCCTCCGTTTCTGACGACTTGATAATAACCGCCGAGCACCTAGGCATAGCCGAGCAAATGCTTACCGACCTCGAACCAGACATGAACTTTGTCTTTTCCAAGATCGGCAAGTCTGACAACGCTCTCTACGCCGAACGCTTAATCTGGTACGTACAACAGAAAAAGAAACTACCATACAACGAAGCTTACCGCTATGTCCATGTGTATTTTCCTTCAATGAGAGATTTCGAGGATGTGCTGGCAGGTGTTATCAAGGCTGGGTACTTGCGATTAGTTCAGGAAGGTGCGGTGGTGATGTTGGAGGCCGTGGATCGGTCGGGCGGGGGAAAAACGGGCGGAAATTAGGGGTAAAAATGCCCCGGAACGGCACCTAAAACGGGGGTAATTCCGGGGCTAATACCACATCCCTATGCTCACCATGACCAAACACAAAACACGCTCAAAACGTTGGAAAACCGCCAAGACAATTTACTCTTCTGCTCTATTTCTCCCAGGTTCAACCCCTTTAATCCTTTCAATCGTTCTTGGAACACTAACACCAAGAAGAGCCGCAATTAACCCCACAAGATCACTAAGGTTAAGATCGGGTCTTTGTGGAAGACTCTCTGTGGTCAGTGCTATCCAGCACCAAAGTGTTGTTGTCGCGATACAATATGGTACGTAGTAACTGAAAAGAGCTAAAACACACACCCAACCAATAGCAGGTCGCCAGCCTGCCGTGTAAAATTGTGGGAGTTGTTTGGGCATAGCCTCCTGCCCTTCATTTGAAGATTGCATAAACAGCAGCTCCTCCCACAACTATGCTCAACAACGTATTTAAAAGTACAGGAACGTATGCGGCAAGGCCTGAAGCTCCCTGTCTCCTCATATGTTCATTCATCAAGACTTTAAGATTATGATTAAGCTTTTCCATCCAATTAATCAAAGCCCTATCACCATCTTTAATCTCTG